CGCGCCTCCATTTATCCTTCCACATCGACCTCGCCATCGTGGCGGACTTCTCGGCGACTGCTTCCTCGCTCATGTCGGGGCAGACGTGGTGGAGCAGCTCATGCAGAACCGTGTCTAGCTCGTCCGCGCCGGATTGGCGGGGATCGATGTAGACTTTGCCGTCGCCCAGCGTCATGCCGTCCGCTTTTTCGCGGCCGAGCTTTTTGCGGACGATGGCGATGGTTCTGCGTGGGGGCATTTAGGCGGCGGGATTGTATTTGTGGTAAGCCAAAAAGGGCCGGCGGTAATGCGCGGCATCAAGCCAATCTTTGGCTAGATCAAGGGTCGCAAACTCCACGGTCTCCCAAAACCCAGGGCGACCGGCATGCCGCACCTCAAAATCTTGCCACCAATCTCCGTCCACAAAATTGCGGTATTGCGGAGTAAAGCATGGGCAGCCGTTTTTTTCGGTTTCCACAACGCGATATTCTCCCTCGATGTTTCGCGTGTTAAGGCCGCCGGGCCATTTAAGGTGCTGCCAGTCGAACGTGATGTTTGATCCAATTTCTTCGGTCATGTTAGGCGGCTTTTTTCGCCATGAGCTGGACGTAGTGGAGGTTGAGACGCGCTTGGAAGACCTTCCAGAACGGCTCGGCTGAGAACATCCAGGCGACCTCGAAGTCGTCCGGGGATTCCTTGCCGATGCGGACGATGCCGCGGCGTTGGACCTTCATGTCCGGCCGGTTTTCGTTCCAGAGTTGCTCGTAGCCGGCGAGCTGGACTTTGTGCGCGCCGACGATGGCTTTGGATGTCTTCCAGTCGAGGAGGACAATCTTGCCGTCACGGTCGCGGCTGGGTGCGTCGATGGTGCCGCCGAAGAGGTATTCCTCGGAGACCAACTGCACTTCTGGCTCAATGACGGTGAGACCTTCTTCGTCCCACCAGCGCTTGAAGTTGTTGAACGCGATGGTGGCTTTCTCGACATCCGCAGGGCTGAACTCGGAGAGGTCGGCAACGTGGTTGTGGAGAAAGCACTCGATGAGGAAGTGGGCGATGGTCCCGATGTCGGCGGCCTTGTCGCGCACCTTGCGGTAATCCTGACCTTCCATGCCGAGCTTCCACGCCCAGTGGATGAGTCCGCTGCTGTCCTCGCCGATCTTGGCGATGGTGCTGGCACCCGGAACGTCGGTGCCGTCTTTCAGCGGATACTTTTGGTGGGCGCGGGTCTTTTCGAGGCGTACGATCTTGCGGCCGTCTTCGGTGAAGCGATCCGGCTCCGCGGGCTTGGCGGCTTTGGAAGGGGAGCGGCGTTTTGCCGCCCCCCTTTTGACTGTGGTGTTTTTGGCTGGCATGAGGGTTACCAGGTGATCTCTTCGTCGTCCGTGCCGGTCTTGCGTGCGGCGGGCTTGGCTTCGCTCACGTCGAAGCCGTAGGCGGTGGCGCTGCCGCCATCGCCCCAAGTGACGAGGTCGTGCACCATGACGGCCTTGGGCTGCAGCGTGATGCCGGCGCCGAGCGTGCCGGTGTACCAGCAGTAGGGAACGACCGCGACTTGGATCTTGCTGCCGCCGCCGATGTTGTCGGTGATGATGTCGCCGGAGGCGTTGAAGAGCTTCGGCGCGCGGCTGTAGGTCTCGCCGGCTTTGTCTTTGCCGACCGCTTTGACCTTGAGCTTGAGCTGGACGAGACCATCGTTGTCTTCCCACGGCGCGGCGTGGAGCTTGAGTTTGTCTTTTTTCAGCTCGGCTTTTTTCTCGGCGACGAACGCGGAGAAAAGTTCCTCGGCTTGCTTGATGAACGGTTCGGCTTCCTCGGCGGTCAGCTCGAGATTTACTTTGAACACTCCCACGTCGTCGAACTTGGTGTCCGGGCGATTGAGGTGAGGATAGCGGGCGATGCCCACGGGTGTGGTTAGGGTTTTGTTTGGCATATTTATGCGTTGGTTGGTTGTGTTTTCGGTTGGATAGGAAAGTCGGATTGACGCAGGAGTTCGCAGAAGTCCTCCATGGTCAGCGTGACCAGCATGCGGCAGTGGTCTTTGCGGTGGATGACGGCGCAGTGTTTGCGTCCGCAGTCGCGGTAGGCTTGCGCGATGGCGGCGTCCAGGTCAAAGCGGGCGCGGCCGTGGCGCTTGCACTCAAAGTGCCAATCCGGCAAGCAGGGCACGATCACGTCGGGCGCACTGATCCCCCAAGATCCTTGGCTGACTTGCGCGCCCCGCTTGGCCGGAAATCCTTCGGCGGTCAACGCCTTGGCGACCTCGCGCTCGAAGCATGCGCCTTTCTGGCGGGAGTTGATCATTCGTTCAGCGCCTCCCATAATTTCGGCGATGGGGCGTAGACGGAGCCATCGCTGTCGCTGGTGCGGCCGACCGGGGCAGTGCCTTCAAAGCGGGTGAGCGAGGGACGCCATGTGAGGTTAAGCGTGCCGGTGCGGCCGGCGCGGTGCTTCGCCACGATCAGCTCGGCGTCTTGGACTTCCGGTTCCTCGTCTTGCACGGCGTAATACGCGGGGCGATGGATCAAGCAAACGATGTCGCTGTCCTGCTCGATGCTGCCGGATTCGCGGAGGTCGCTAAGTTTTGGGCGGTTGTCGCTGCGCTGCTCGGCTTGGCGGTTGACCTGGGCGGCGGCAACTACGGGAATGCCTAACTCCATGCTCATGGCTTTGAGGCCGCGGCTAACGAAGCCGACTTCGTTTTCGCGGGACTGCGCACCGGAATGGCTGACGAGCTGTAGGTAGTCCACGAAGATGCACTTCACGCCCCAGCGGCGGACGGCGAGGCGGGCGCGGCCGCGGATGTCTAAGAGGGTGAGACCGCCACGGTCGTCAACGTAGAGGGGTTCTGTGGAAAATTGCGTGGCGGCGTCGAAGATGCGGTGCTTGATCGATGCGGTCAAAAAGCCGTTCCGAATGATCTCGGTGTTGGTTTCGGCGCGGCCGAGGACGACTCGCGCGGCGAGTTCGTTGGCGGGCATTTCGAGGGAGAAGTAGACGACCGGAACGCCACGGCGGGCCATATTGTCGGCCATGTTGAGCATCAGTGCGCTTTTGCCCATGGCGGGTCTGCCGGCAATGATGGTGAGCTGGCCTCCGCGGAGTCCGCCGGTGACTTGGTCGAAGTCGCGGATGCCGGTCTGCAGGCCGAGCTTTTTGCCGCCGGCCATGAGGCTTTCCAGCTCTTCAAGGAGACCCGGGACGATGGCGCTGGGCGGGCGCATGCTGTCGGTGGCGGTGGTGAGCGAAAGGCTGAGGACGGACTCGCCGGCTTGCTGCAGGACGCTGTCGGCGTCTGCGGCCATGTCTTGGGCGGCGGCTTGCATGGCGACGCTGGCGTCAATAATGCGGCGGCGGGCGTGGAGGTCGCGGAGGGTTTGCGCGTGGTATTCAACGCCTGCGGGGCCACCGGCGGACTGGGAGAGCAGCTCGGTGAGGGCACCGGCGCCGCCGACAAAGTTGAGTTTGTGCGCGGCATCGATGCGCTGGGTGGTGGCGATGAGGTTCGGCGTGCCGCCTTCGCCGCGGATCTCGGTGATGGTCTCGTAGATGAAACGATGCGCGGGCGTGTAAAACAAATCGGCGTGCAGCGCGGCGATCTCGTCGATGAGCTTGGGGTCGGCGAGAAGACTGCCGAGGACGGCTTGCTCGACGGCGGGGCTTTGTGGGACGGTGCGTTTCATTTTAGGCGGCGCCTCCGTCGTCATCGCCCTCTAGGACGACTATGACAATGATCCCGATCAAAAGAATCAGCAGGTAGCTGACGGTCAGCGCGCTCATTTTCTTCCTTCCTCCGGGCGAGCTGCGCGCGGCGACGTTCCCAGCGGTCGCAGGCTGCATCGACTAAGCGAAATGTTTCTTCGAGCCATGGTGTGATGTGGTGTTCGGGCGGCGGTGGTGGTTGATGCTCAGTGGCCATGACGTGGGACTTCTAATTGTCGTGGCGTGATCTGTAGGCATATGTTGGCAAATGTTGGCATGAGGGTCAAGGGTTTTTTGGGAGGATGGGCCATTTTTTTAGGTGGCCGAAATCGCGAGGTTCGCTGACGGAGGTGACCTTGCCGCACACGCCGCAGGTGTCTTCGTGCCAAGTCGAGACGTGGCCGGCGGGCATGCCGCGGCCGTGGGCTTCGCCGCAGGGGCGGCAGATCCAGGTGGGATACGGGAATTGCTCGCGGACCTTGGTGAGGATGTCGGAGAGGGAGTCTTCTTGGGCGAAGATCGCCTCGTAGTTGCGCCGGTAGCGGTCGCCGTTGACCGGCCGGGGGCTGTCGCCTTTGCCGGCGCTCATAGTTCGTGGCCCTCCGGCGATTTGAACTCGTCCTGCGAGAACATGGGCTTGCCGCTTTCTTCGAGGAGCGGGAAGTGCCGCAGGCAGGCGGACGCGCGCCCGCGCAGCTCTTTGACCGTCCGGGGCCGCGTCGAGGGATGCAGCAGGTCGGCCAAGAGCTGGCGGGTGCGGCGCAGCGCCCAGTATTGCTCGTAGCGGAGGCTCATCGGATGGCGGTGGCCTCTTCGATGGCGTCATGCGCCTCGTTGGCGACTTCGTTGGACGGCTTGACGCAGCGCTTCAAGACGCGGATGAGCCGATTGTTGCTGCGAATCAGCTCACGGACCTGCGACTCCAGCGAGGCGGTGTTGTCCGCGAAGTTGGAGCCGAAGCCGACCGAGCCGACAACCAGGTCGGGGATCATGGTGCTCATTTGCGCGCCCTCCGTTTGCCGCGGCCGAAGATGAAGCCGGAGTTGCGGAACGATGGCTGCGTGATCAGGCCGCGCTTGGCGAGAAAGCGGTCGCACGCCGCGTTGATCGACTGAGCCTCAAGCATGAGCCGGCCAAACAGCGGGCCGGTGGGTTCATATTCGAGGGCCAAGGTCTTGCCGTTGTGCAGGGTCATTTGCGGGCCTCCTCAAGTTCGGTGGCGAGCTGGCGGACGAGGGCGCGCAGAGCCATGATGGTGGCGATGCTTTCGTCGGCGATTTGTTCGACGTATTCGACGTTGACGTTGAGGTTGGTTTTCGGCGCCTTAAGGGCGCTCGCCTTTTTGGTGCTTTTGGCGGGTTTCATAAAATACTGGTCAAATGTACAGTTGGGGGTCGGACATTGGCTGTCTTAGGTGTTAATAGAAAATCGATAACTTAGGGGGGGGGG